TAATTCACATCCTTTATACACTAACATATCTCCTGGAGATAATTCAACTTTAATTCCATCCATTCCTTCTTTCCCTGTCGGATCTAAATAAATTGGCCATGGATCTCCACCTAGATTTAATGTTGTAGATATTTCACAACTAAACCTATCTTTATGTCTAGCAAGTATATCTCCTTTTTTGTAAATTCTTGCATAAGAATAATTTTCAATTAATTTTAAATTTGTGGCTTTTTCCATTGTTGATTTTACTTTTAATAATAAAGTTTCCATAACAATATCTGCATAATGTGAATATGTATTTGGAACTTGTGGATCTGTCCAAACACCAAACATTGTTTCAAATGGTGAAATATATTTTTGATCAAAAAGTATTTTTGCAACTTCTCGTTTATTTATAAAATAAGCATATATAAAATCAGATAATTCTTTACTAATTACATTTTTTATTATTAAATAATTATTTTTTTTAAAAGACATATTTATTCTCCTTTTTAATTATTTATATGGATATCCTAAATTCCATATTACTAAACTATACCTTGTTCCTTTTGTAACTTTTCTTACTCTATGCCATAAAAAAGAAGGAAAAACAACTAAAGAACCTTTTTCTTTTATTTCTTTTAAAATCACAGTTTTAGTTTTTTTATCAGGATTCTCCTCATTCAAACCAAACTCTAATTCACCACCTGAATATTCACTTTCATTTGATAAAGACACTGTCACTGATAACTTTCTTATTTTATTATGAATATTTAAATCATTTAAATTATCATAAGGATGCTCCCAACTATCTTTGTGCCAATCATAAAATTGTTTTTTATTATATTTTGTAAATTGACATGATTCCGACCAATCCCATTCAAAGTTCCAACCTGCTCTACGATTTGCTTCATGTACATATGGATGAATAGCATTATAAATCCATTTATCATTTAACCATGCAATATTAGAATTTCTTAATTTTTTTAAATCTTTTACTGTTTTATCATCTAATATTTTTTTTTGTTCATTTCCTGTTAATGCTAATTGTTCTTGTTTTGATTTTCCATATTTTAAAATATCATCACATATTTTTTCAGGAATTGCTTTTTTAAAATAATAAAAATAATTATGTAGGTTCATTTTATAAATTTTTTTGGTCTAAGTTTATTTCCTAATTTCATTAATTTCCATGCCATATTTACTATATAATTTTGAGGCATGCAACGTTTGTGTGCTTTATTTAATTCTTCAGTCCACTCCAATCTTTTTAATTCAAAATCATCATTTAGTTTATTACTTAAAAATTTAACGTAATACAAGGGTTGATTTTCTTTAATTTTAATTGGTTTTTCATCATCTATAATTTCAAAACTAAAATCTACGGGTCTATGCCAATTATATATATCAAAAGTTCCGTTTATAAATCTAGTGTTTTTAACTTCCCCATGTAAAAATGGAGGATATACTTCTATCCATACAGGTTGATCAGCAAAAAATATATATGAAAATAAAACAGAACATAATGCTTTATCATTTTCACCATATTGATTAAATCTAGGATCTACACAATTTTCTACAAATAATTGTTTTTGATTTACCCATATAAATTTTTCTTTTCTTTTTATTTTTATTTCTAAATCAAAAGGTGCTCTTATTAAAAATAAATTTTTTAAAAAAGTAGCATTTGCTGGACATTTTGTAAAAAGGCTAGTTGTTTTTTTATAAAAATTATTAATTTTTTCAGGTTCTTTTGCAATCATATCAATAAATTCTATATTAATATCTTTATGATAACTTTTTTTAAAAGGAACCCAACCAATTTTAGTCATTTTTTTGCATCCCTGTTAATTTTTTTAGCTGTGTCATTATATATCTACCTTTGCCATTTCTTTAGGAATGGCTTGTATGTTAAAATGAATAAATCTAAATGGTTCTTTACCATGATCTACTGAAAACTCATGTTCCATGTAACCTGGAAAAAATAAAAAAATTCCCGGTTTAACTTTAAAATGTATTAACTCTGTTCCATAACTAATTTCATTTTCATTTTTAAATTTTAATTTTGTACAACGCGCCCCAGTTCTAGGCTCATGAAATATTGGATAAGAAGTAGCTTCACTTGCTTTAAGAAAATAAAATCCACCAACATGCTGATTATGGTGAATATGTGCAGAATGATGACCACCACCATTTTTAGCAAATTCTTGTACCCAGCTTTCTGAAAAAAACGTTGTATATTGTTGCATATCGAATCCTTGCCAATCTAAAAATTCCCAAGCCTTTTGACCTACATAATCATGAAAATCTTTAAATTTAGTATCTACAGTTAAAGGTGTTGAATGATAAGAAGTTCCAAAATCATTATCTTTTTTAATTTCTTTTTTTCTTAATTCTTTAGCTTCTTTAATATATTTATCAGTTGCTTTAGTAAGAGACTTTACAAATTCTGGCTTATCTTCCATCCAAATTGGTGTTTTAAAATATTCTTGTTTATTTACCATGATTTCATTTGATACATATTAAAAGCGATAGCGTATTTTGAACTATCATCGTAAATTCTATTTGTATAATGTTTTAAAATACCTGAAAATATTATTATTTTTCCAATTTCTGGTTTTACAGATACTTGTAATTCTGGAAAAAATAATTCTTGATCACTATCATTTAAATATAATACACCTGAAAGAACAGCTTCTTTATGATCGTGTAATTTTGTAAAATTTCCTTTATTTAATTTTATTCCCCATGATTCTTTTAAAACACTTTTTTCAATTAAATTTTCAACATCAAATATATCAAAAATTTTAATAAGAACATTTAAAAATTCCAACTAGTCATTTGTCCAAAAACATTAGTTACAAAATTTTTATTATCACTATTTGATATGCCTTCTTCAATTTTTTTAATAAAATATTTTTGATCAATATTTATTGATGATTCTATTAAAAATACTTTTTTAGGTATTTCTGTTTTTATTAATTTTGTAAAATTACTTATTTTATCTTTATGCTTTCTCATGTTTTGAGAAATATCACTAAAAAATTATTGTGTAAAGTGTGTTTTATGTAATGGTTAATGAACCCGATACTGTATATGTAAGAAGTGTATCTCCACCAGGTGTAGTTGTTTTAGTATTAGTTCCAGGACTTACTGATATTCTAGGTCCTTCAGCTCCCGGTGCTTTTAAGTAAATTATACCAGATCCACCATTTTTACCTGAACATCCTGATCTTTCGTAACCTCCTCCACCACCACCCCCAGTATTAGCTTGTGCAGCAGTATCACCATTTCCTCCACCACCTTGTCCACCAGTTCCTCCAGGGGCCGGAGCATTTCCAAATCCTCCACCACCTCCTCCAGCATAAAATACTGAAGATCCAGTTATAGATCTTGGGGTACCATTTCCTCCTGGTCCTCCGCCAACGTTCCAACTTCCAACTTGACCTTGATTTCCTCCACCTCCTCCTCCAGAGGCACCATAACTTGGAGCAACTAAAGCTTGAGGACTTGTTCCACCATTTGCACCTTCTGATACAGGATATCCTCCTGCATTTCCACTTCCTCCAAATCCAGTACAAGTATATGCTCCTGGTCCAGCTCCTCCTCCAGCTCCTCCAGGGAAACCATTTGAATTAGGTGCTGTTTGCTGACCTCCTCCACCTCCTCCAGTGGATGATACTTGAAAACTAGCTCCTTGACCTATAACAGAATTATTTCCATTATTTTGTCCACCGGGGGCTGGACCTGTTCCACCAGCTCCAATTGTAATTGTATGAGTTCCAGCACGAACAGATAATGGAGAAGCAGCAAATCTTACTCCGCCTCCGCCTCCTCCACCACCATAAGAATTTCCTCCGGCTCCACCACCAGCTACTACTAGCCAATCTGTAAAATCTACAGGAGGTACACTACTTGCTGTAAAACCAAATCCTTTTGCTGATGCAGCCCCGCGTGATGAATTAATAGGCATTACAAGGTCTCCTTAATTAAATTGAGTTTGTGACGCTAAAATTGTATATGCTGGGGTTGTTGCTGTTTTAATTGCAGTAAATGAATAAACATCTATTCCTGCATTACCTGATGCTGGGGCAGAACCACCCTGATATTCAAGCGTAACGTTTGTTGACGAACCATCAATCGTTATTGTTGAAACGTAAAAAGTAGTATTAGTATTTAAGAAAGCACCTGTTACAGATTCACCAACAGATAACATATTATTAAGAGTTGTAGAAGAACTACCTCTTAAATTTATTGTAAATTGACCTGTTGCCACTGTTGTATGATAAAGAACAGCTTGAGTTAAAAAATCATAATTAATTGTTCCA